AGTGCTGGGCATCCAGTAGGATGTTGCAGCTACAGGCTACATGAGCCATGTGCGAGATACCGGATTCAGGATCAAGGTCTTCACCGTCACGCCAAGCGTTTAGGTGTCGCATGATGGCAGCGACATACGTGGTTGCACAGACGCCTGTATCGCGCCAGTTGAACGGCCCATATTTCTCTGAGCCTAACTTGTGAACCCACGCGGTCTGCTCCATTGCATACGGCGGGATCAACGCTAGTGGTGTTTTGGTAGCGCCGATTGCGCCTTTAGGATCATTTGGTGTTGTCATGGTTTTTGGTTGTTCAGAATTACATCCCGAAGTCGGTCGGCGTTACGGCGTTGCAAGATTCCAGCCCAACAGTTTAGCCCGATGCTCAGAAGCATGACGCAGCCCGCGAGGTCAATCCAACCAAGACCGCGCCACCACTCCCTGAGTGAAGAGTGCCAGCGAACAATGCGTTTGAGGTCAGCGCCGATTGCGCCTTTAGGATCATTTGGTGTTGTCATAAAATTCTTTTGAAGCGGCGATGGCGCGCACGATTTGTTCAAATGAAAACCCGCGATGTATTAGCAATAGCTCAAGACCCAAGAAGACTTCGTTAGGGCGATCACTAAAACGATATTCGATTACGTGTGGATTTTCAGGTGTGGATCTGCTTTGTAATACAATACAATCACTTGTATCGTAAGCCTCTACTTGAGGAGATTTAGCGTCGGTTCTTTCATCTTCTAGCTCATTCTTAAGCTGTGCTACTTCGGCTCGCAAGTCATCAAGTTCAGCGAAGACTTGGAGGAGTGAATGGAATTGATCTACGATTTTATTAGTCATTGGTATTTGTTGGTTTGGTTGTTATTGTTTTATGAGAGTGGAGAAGCGCCCATACTGGGCGATCAGGAAAGCGTCCACGATACCGTCATGTGGGACGCGGCAGCGCGGAGAGGCTAGCCATTTTTCTTCAGGTTCGAATGCTTGTGCTTTCTCAAGGGCTGCTTTTTTCGTCTGACCTTTGATTACTTTGCCAAGCATTGCCTTCTGCCATTTAAGCACTTCGACAGGCTCGACGGTAAGGACGTGCGATTCGCACATGCCAAGAAGTTTGCCGAATGAGATCCCCATTGAGCGCATGGCTTGTGACGTCTTCGCGTGCTTGAGGGGTTCCTCAATCAGGATTCGGGCATCCGTATTCAGATTCATGATCCACTTATACACTTGAAGTGTATCGATCTCCCGCTTGCCCGCGCGCTCCATACACGGCATTTCGATGTAACCGATAAGGTCACCTGAAAAAGCAGAGATGGCGCAAACGCCACCGTCGAGTCCGTTGTCGATTCCTACGATCATTATTTATTGGATTTGAGTCGGGCCACGTGTGATTTTGCTACAGCAATAGCTGCGTCTTGGAGAACTTTATTTCTTGGAAACTCAACCCGCTTGCACGCATACATTGCAGTAGCGTGGCCGCGATTGAATACTCTACTTATATCTGCATAGCTGCATTCAAAGAATACCCGCATCACAGACATAGCCACATGGCGCGCGTTTACAATACGTGATTCTTTAGACTTACCTTTAAGGTCTTCGACTGTAACTCCAAACTGGGCGGCAGAAGCTTCGAGTATGGTTCCATATCTATAGTCGTCAAACTTAGTGCTTTTCATAGATGTTTAACTGCGTCAATGGGGGCTTTGTTGACGATGATCCCGTCGCCTGATTCGGTCACGTGGATGTCGTATCCCTTAGTAAGTCCTTGCAGATAGAATACTTCGCGTGCCGTTTCGGGAAACACCTTATAGTATTCGCCTTCTAATACGACAACATTGAATGTAAAGTCGTCATGAACCGGACCGTTCTTACGGACTAATGTCGAGGGGTTTATTTTTATTTGTATATTGTTAAACATGTTATTCTGATTCGGTTTCTGGTTCTACTTCTACATCAATAATCTCTGGTTTCATTTTGGAAATTGTCCCGTTACCTCTGTCGGTCTTAGAGTTGTTAAGAATGCTGATGTCGATGCGCATGTTGCTTGCACCGCCCCCGCTCTTGGAATTCAATCCGAGATTGCGGCGGATCAACTGATCCAGCTCAGACAATTCGCGAACCGACTTCGGTCCTTTCAAATTCTTCATCGAATCGCGTAGCAGCTTGATACCCGCCGCAGCAATGTAATGTTGATACTTGTCGGCGGGAGACGATTGCGCCTCAGCAATCTCCATCATCTGTTCGTCCTCTACCGTGCGCGCTTCTTGCTTGGCCAGTCTGATTGCGTCGCCAGTGTAGTTGTCGAGATTGTCTTTAAGGGCTTCCGCATCCGCGTCAGTATCGTCTACGTATTGGACAAGATCCCGAACCTGTTTTGGTAATGGCGTGCCAGCGCGTCGTTTAGGTGGTAGGCCGATTCTCTTAAACCAGCGGCGGACAGTTCCAGCATGCACACCAAGCTCACGGGCAATCGCCATGATCTTGTAGTCTTTGGCATAAAGCTCTAGCGCCCTCTGAAGTAGGGGATTGTCAGAGGGCATGTCGCCGTTTTCTTCGTTTTCTAGATCTTGATCCATGAGATTGACGCGTTGTCTGTTAGGGGTTATGGTGCGTTCCGACCCACATGGCAACAAAAATCGTAAAAAAAAGTAAAATTCTCGAACCGCGAATAGATCCGGTCACTAAACGCATGGATGTAGGCGGCCTTTTTATCCCGCCAACCAGCCTTATTACGGCGCTCCTATATGGGTTTGCCAACCACACGAACTTGCGCGCGAAGGAATTTTATTTCTGGCGGTGCTGTGACGAACTCTGGAACAACGACGACATACCGGAGCCGCTGATGGTGCGCCATCCGTGGGCTGAGGAAATGATTTGGGCAGCGTTGAACAACAAGTATCTGGCAATTGGTGGGTCGGCTAGCTCCGGCAAATCCCACACGATGGCCGCATGGGGTCTCATTAACTGGTTGTCGGAGCCGCAAGACACTCTGGTGATGATGACCTCCACATCGTTACGTGAAGCCCGCCAGCGTATCTGGGGTTCCGTAATCGCGCTGTTGACCGTGATACCGTTTGCACCGTGCAAGATTCGGGATTCGATTGGGTCTATCGCGTATGTCGATGAGGGCGGCACGCTTATCGAGCGTGCTGGCTTGCGGCTTATCGCAGCAGAGCGGAGCAAGACGCGCGAGGCTGTTGGCAAGTTCATCGGTATCAAGCAGAAGCGCGTCATCGTCATCGGTGACGAGCTTTCCGAAATTTCGGAAGCGATCTTGCACGCGGGTCTGACGAACCTTTCGAAAAACCCGTCACTCCAGATGATCGGCATGGCCAACCCAAACAGCCGTTTCGACGCTTTCGGTGTTTGGGCAGAACCGAAAGGCGGCTGGGATTCGGTGGATACCCATACGGCCGACAACTGGGTGACAAAGTGGGGTGGTTACTATCTGCGACTCGACGGCGAGCGGAGTCCCAACATTACCGCTGGCATGGTTCTGTATCCGTGGTTGCCAACCCAAGAGAAGCTCGACGAGGACAGGGCGCTACTTGGCGTGGAGTCGCGGGGCTACATGCGGATGGTTCGCGCCGTGTTCTTTGACAGCGACGAGACGACGGGTATCTACTCGGAAGTTGACCTGACTCAAAGCGGGAGCATGCGGAAGGTGATGTGGGCGGGCAAGCCTACGGCTGTGGCGGGCGTTGATCCGGCGTTCACCAACGGCGGCGACCGCACGATTCTCTACACAGCCCTTGTGGGCTACAACAAAGATGGCCACTACGTCTTTGAGTTCGGCGAATCGATCCTGCTCAACGATGATGCGTCCAACAAGGCGATACCGCGCACCTACCAGATCGTCCAGCAGATCAAAGACCACTGCGTCAAGCGCGGCATCTTGCCAGAAAACGTAGCGGTAGATGCTACCGGAGCGGGTTCTCCGTTCTGCGACGTGCTTGCGGGTGAGTGGTCGAATAGGTTTATGCGGGTTGGGTTCGGTGGAAAAGCATCTGATAAGCGCGTTAGCCAGAACTCCAAGCTGACTGGCGAAGAACTCTACGTGAACCGTGTATCTGAACTGTGGTTCGTGGGTAAGGAACTGATGCGCACCAAACAGTTGTTCGGGATTGATCCCGACCTCGCGCAGGAAATCACCAACCGGAACTACGATCTGGTCAAGAGCGGGACGCTACGGGTTCGTATCGAATCGAAGCCAGAGTTCAAATCACGGTTCGGGCGGTCGCCCGACTTGGCGGATGCCGCCTTCCTTGCGCTAGACTGTGCACGCCAACGGCTCGGACTGGTGGCAATCGATCCACCGAAAGGGGAACAGGAAGCAGGATACAGGAGGCAGCCAGTAACGATCAACGAGCTGGGCGGTGCTCTGGTGAACTCGATGAGCAACTTGGCAGAGTGATCTGTCTTTAGGGGAAAAAAACTTTCTATAGAATGATGTAGTTCATTAAGCCTAGCTTAATGAACTACTTCTTCTAAATAGAAGTTTTTATACTCTTAATAGGAAAGCAAAAGAAACTGACGCCTTTTGTTGAGGGTGTCTTACTGGGCTATTGACAACCTACTAGGTAACGCGTAACTTTCCGTCGATATGGCGACCCCCGAAGAAGAAGAAGCAAGAAAAGCCCGCGAAGCTCGTGCAGCCCTTAACTCATCTGGTCTCAACGCCAGCCCAACACCGAGATTAGACGCGACACGCCCAACAGCCACAACCGCGCCAACCGCGCCAACCACAGCCGCGCCAACCACAGCCGCGCCAACCACAGCCGCACCTTATGCCGCTGGGTTCCCAAATAACCTGCGCCCAAATAATGCTGTAATGGCGGGGGGCGGCAGCCTTTTAGCTGCCCCAGCATCCCGACTTGACGTAAGCCCGACACCCGGACTCTACGCGCAACCAGCGCCCCCTCTCGGCTCGTCCTATGGGAGCTTTGCGGATGCAGACCGCCGCGCACGCGCGGAGTCCAGCCTGTCCGGTGCGTTCGGATCGCGGGCGCAAGCGAAGGCTGAGAACCTCGAAGCCCGCAAAAGTTTGTTTGCTGATATGCAAGCCACAGCTCAGGGTCTTGAGGGCAGTAAGACTGGATCAGACTTTCGGGAACGCGCGAAAGCTCTTGGCATTGATGACGCAGGTTATGCACGCGGTATCGGCCGCGCCGAAGGGACGCTTCCGTTTACCAAAGCCATGCTCGCCGCATCTGCATCCGGCGACTTGAAACAGGCATACGGCAATTACAAGGCCAACCAGCCAATGCAGTCGACTTCGTCCCTAAGCGGCAGCATAGGCAAACTCGGAGAGACTCGCACTCTCGGAACTCAATCCGGTGCCATGCGCACTGAAGCCCGTCGCCTGCG